AGATACAAAAATGATAGATAGTTTTTTCATAAGAAAAGTAGAAGGGGAAACCCCCTTCTATTATTGAGCCTTCAACATTTCGTTGCGAATTTCAATCGCAGCGCCCATTTCTTTCTTAGACCACTGATAGTGTGCAACGTATGTTTTACCATCATTTTTAACAGCCTCACCTACTTTAACTACACCAACAAGCCGACCGCTTGACGTAACAGTTTGTACTGCGTTTACAAATGTTTCATCTACGATTCTTGCATTACGTTTGGCTGTGTTTGATTTTTGAGTTTCTTCACCGTTATTGTTTTTTAGTTCAGACTCAATTGATTTACTATCTGTTTCAATAGTACCGTCATTGCTAGAAAATTTATTAACTGTCAGATCACTGGCATTGTCCAATGCTCTGCTAATAATTTTAACACGGCGATCAGTTGTTACGTTTTTACCATGAACAAATTTAACAAGTTTATCCATAGCGTCTGCTTCAGCAATAATGTCATGATTGCGCTTCCAAGCAGGAGCAACTCCCCATACTTCAATTTTTTCTAATTTACCACCTGAGGTGTAAGTAATTTTGATACCTTCATCTACAAAGTTTGTAGAAATCTTAGTATCTTTGATTGGGGTAACTGCATCATTTGCAGGCTTGATTAGGTTATTGCCAGTTGAACTGCAACCAACCAATGTTGCTACTACTGCAAGTACCAAAATATTGCGCTTCATTTGTTTACCTCATTAGTTAAGTTAGAAATGCTATAATACACTAGAATGGATTTTTTGACAAAATTTTTGGTCAACCGTTTTGATTTCTAATAAATTTTTCGACGGCTAATTGTTCATTATCTGTTAACATGTCCAAATCATATTCACCTGTTGCTAATTTGTTAACTAAAAATTGCAAGTATTGGTCTGTCAAATGACTTTCTGTTATACCTCTGTTAACTTCTATCCAACGCACTCCGTTATACTTAAAGATTCTATTTGGTAAAGAATCAACACGAACGAATGTATCACCTGTTCTAGCATCTATAGGAAATTCTGTACCAAAATTTGTTCTGCTAGCACGGATTTGGTCTTCTTGTATGAACAATTCAGGATTACTTGTTCTTAAAACATCAATGTGCATCGACTTACCCTGATACTCTACATACTCTCCGTTTCGTATAAATGCTGGTTTTTTAACTTCTTCTGGAAAACTTGGACCTGTTTGTTCCCATTCTCCAGTAACTGGATTTTTAACACCTTCAAATGGTGGGCTATTATTATCTGTTTGTACTGCATCTTCTAAATTATTAAGTTCAGCTATATCACTAGCCATTTCTTCATTTAGAGGTTCTTCAATAGGTTCTTCTTTTGTATTTTCATCAATTAGAATTTTAGCAACTTCTTCATTTGCTTTGTTAGCACGTTCTTGCTCATCAATTATATCTGCTGCTTGCGCCGCAAATTTTGCTTTTTCAAAAAATTCTTCTTCTGCCCAACCATCTACAACATCACATTCTTTGTTCGGACAAAATAAACCTATGCCAGGTGCATCTTGTAGTTGTGTTTTACATTTAGGACAATGTTCAATTTCTTGTTGTGTTTTTATTTGATCAAGTTGTGTTGGTGATAGTGGGCCATCGTCTTGTTCATATTTTGGTTTTTCTTCCTCATGCATCCATCCACCAACACCGTGTCTTGCCCATTCCATTTGCTTGTTTCCTGCTAGAATTAAGCATAGTGCTAGCGGATCGAAAACAATAACAATAAGTATAATAACCCAACGTACAGCACGTTCCAAAACATTTTGATCGGGGTTGTCGCCGTATAATAAAGCTGCAATATATTTGATAGGTCCAACTTCTGCCTCTACTTTCCTAAATTCTGCTGCAATAGGCGCACGTTCCTCTTGCAACTGTTGAATAATTTTTTGTGATTTAGTAATTTCTGCTTGTAATGCAGCACGTTCTTTCGCTTGATTTTTACGAATACTTACTGCTCGTTCAGCACCACGCTCGGTATCACTGCGACCAAGCATTTGATCAACCTGAGCATTCATCTGCTCAATTGCTTTTTTCGCTTGTGCAATATTTTCTTTTTCGGTTGCAATTTTTTCATCATAGATTGCAACCTTACTCATTGCATCACCACTTACTAAACTTTGGTCACTATGTGCTTTTGACAAAAAGCCAAAGATGCCCATACTAGTAAGTAACATAAGAAATACTACTGCAGGAATTAGATATAATTTAAAAGCTATATTAATTCGTTTCCAGTTATTATGTAACCAAACCGTTGCGACAACTTTACCAAGTTCTAATGTTGCTCCCATAATTACTACAGGAATAACAGCCGCACTAAAAATAGCAGTAAGACCTGCTATAGAATAATAGGCAGCAACTGCACTTAACATTAATGCAGTTGCCAAAATGACGAAAGCGAAAATCATAAGTTAATATTTATGTCTCAAAAAGGTGACCATATGTGTTGATAAATTCTGTCTTAGTCATGACAATTTTTCTAGGTAAACTTCTACCGTTGTGAACATGAAAAGTGACTACCGGTTGGTCCTCACCATCCATTTCTTTGTTACGTATTTGTACGATCTCGATGATCATACCATCTTCAAAAGTATACTTTTTTCCTATTAAATTATCCATTATTTTATGTCGTAAACATTATAGTCTGAGTACTTACCCCAATAATCGCCACCACCGTTATCTACTTCAGTATCGTCGTAAAACACCTTGTTTATATAATCGGTGCCTTCAAAATCAATTGTTTCAAAACGCAATTTTTTAGGATCAAACTCACCCTCAATTAAACCATCGAACCAGCCACCTTTACCATATTGTTCCCAGACAACAACAGGACCTTTGTCTTTTAAATCATAGTCTACGTAAAATTCCTCTATGCCAGAAAGTGCCTCGTAATAACTTTCGTCATCACCATGAACCTGTTGGAGAAATTCAAAAATGTCACCTTCAAAAATTGTTTCATCATCTTTTTTGATTGATATCCAACAATCAGATTCTACTCCCCATATAAATTTGATATCGTCGTATTCGTTGTAATATTCATACAATCTGCATTCTTCTGGAGTTTCATTTTCTTCGTAATCAAAACTATCGTTTAATGCTTCACCTAAATCTTCTTTTCTGTCTTTCCAATAATTATATTGTGCCTCTGTGATAGAGCCGGCACCTGCATCAAGTGTTCTGCCTCGTAATTCTACTGTATATTTACCTTGTGGGTAATTTTTCTCAACAACATATGTTTTTTCTTCATCTTCAACGATTGGTTGACTTAAAATTAATTCTTCGTATTCAGGATCAGAATCTTCCGTTTCTGAATCATCTTCTGATAATTGAATGTTGTCTAATTCTTTTTTAATTGAAGAATACCTTTCTTCTCTTTCTTTTTCCTGCTGAATGCCGTGTTCGTTTAATTCTACATCACTTTCACAATAAGGGCAAATCTTTCGTGGTTCTTTAATTTCATTACCCTCTTTATCTTCCCAACACCATTCTGCGTCATAACTCTGCCCATTCCATTTGCAGTTAGTACATTTGTGTGTGGGTTCAGGTGGGGATGGTTCGTGATGCCAACTCGAATCATTACCGTATCCATATGTAATTTCATAACCACCTTTACGGTCTGTCCACCAATCATCATACTGGCGTTCCCACTCTAGTTCAACATCGTTATCCCACGCATCTTGTATAATTGAATCAATATCAGCGTCACCGGATTCAACTTCTTGCCAAAGTTTTTCTAGTTCATCTTCATCCATATCTGGATAAATTTCTTCCAGTGTATCTTTTGTGAATTCGATTGCGAATTGACTATCAACCTGATGCCATTCGTGCTTGACAAGTGTAACCATATATTCTCCGAGAAAAAACTTATTCTAACACAATATTTTTATAAATCATAACAAATTGGCAAATACCCGTAATAAAAGTAAGTATTGTCATAGCATATTGGGTAGTATTAATTTTTATATTGTCATACTTGTCAGTCACTATGGTTCCAAACCACATACCACTTAGTATGAGTGAACTAATTCCCAAAACAAAATATAAGTAAATCATTTATCATCTCTAAATCGAACAAATCTTGGGAAACGTAAAGAATACGTTCCGTCTTGATTTTGTGTAATCATATCGCAAAGGATTTCAGCAGTTCTACCAATGACACTATCCCTATTGTTATAATAATCAATTCTATCATCATCGCTATAACCACTACCAACATTGACGGTAATAAACTTCCCGTCGTCTGATCCGGAGCAAACCAAAGCTCCAAGCCTTCCAACATTTCTTCCAGTGCCCTCTTCAACATCGATTACCTCCAAGTCAACAGTGATTGTGGGTTTCCATTTAAGCCAATCAGTGCTACGTTTACAAACGTATGGAGCACCAATATCCTTAATCATAATTCCTTCGTAACCAAAATTGACCATATCTTTTGCATAACGATTTAACTGGTCATGCCCTTCAGCAAAATCAAGGTCTACCATAATATGCGGTAACAAGTCAACGTGTTCTAATGTATCAATAACAGGCCGCATTCTTTCTAATATTTCAATACGTTTGTACAATTGCGCATTCCAATAACCACGCCTAAAATCACTCATTGGAATAAGATCAAAAATGTTAAACACACTATCATCCGCATTAACATTTTCTTTACGCCTTGCTTGACGCATTAATTCTTGAAAACTATTACCAACAACCTCACCATCTAAAACGAAACCATCTTTAAAGGTGTTGTTGTTTATTGATAGTAGTATTGGAAGTTCTCTTAGAATTTCATTTTCAATATGTGAAAAGTTTTCAAAAACTTTACCATTTCTACTAAATGATATTACTGACGATGGACTGTTACTATGTCGATCACCGGGAAACACCATCATCAAAACACGAACACCATCAAGCTTTGGTTCTAACCTTTTAACGCCCCTCATTTCGGGACGACCTTCACAATTAGTTGCAAGTTGACAACCAAAGATAGGTATTTGGTAATCTGTATCTTTGCAAATTTTATTTATAGTTTTATCACTAATACCTGCACGTAGGTCTCTACGCAGTACAGGTGCGAGGAATGTATTCCATTCTTCGCTATCAAACCGTTTGCTCATTGCTTCAATTGCATCACGTGCAGCATGTCCAGTTAACATGCGCTGACTTAGTTGAACCATTAATTCATTAAAATCTTCCCAAGGATTCTCTGCATTAGTAATGCCTTCAGTATTTGGAATTTGTTTAACTCCAAATGTCACGTATGGATTGTAGCAAGCTTTAGTAAAACCTAAAAATATTTTACTATTGATACTTCCAAGTGTAGCAGCCTCTAACGCCTGAAGTATTACATCCTCTTTGTGCAGGCGACTGTCACTTTCATTTAACTTACGTATCCAACTTGCTGACATAATTATCCCTTACCAACTTGAATTGTAGAATACTTTTTGGCCTAAGAAAAGCCTTGATTTAGCCTCATAAACAAATTCTAGGTCTTGGTGTTTATAATACTCATCACTATCACTACCAAAAAAGAAACCTGTAGTTGCTGGAAGATTATTGTTTTTAATATCATTTTCTAATTTTACAATATCATCAAAAGTTAACTCAAGTTCAATGCCATTGAACGTAACATCACTAAAGCCTTGTTCTACACCAGGACAACCCTTCTCGTTCCAAAGATTTTCCATCCAACCATGCAGATTGGGATGCTTGCGCCAATATGCTAATTCAATTGTGGGATCTTGTGCATCTTTATTATCACGTTCATACTTTTCCTCAAAGTATTCATCTCTTGCACCAGCTTTGCTAGCTGCATATGCGTATTGATCTAGTCCCATTATTACTCCTTAGTAGCTGCCTTTGCAGCCTGTTCTTTTGTAACATCAACGGCTTTGTCTAGTATATGTGCGATACCTGTAAAACCTACGGTAGCGACAACAATACCAAAAACTGTACCAACAATAAAATTGCGCATTATGATCTCCGTGTTATTGACTATACCGCTATTATATACCCAAACGGAATTATTGTCAAGTTTTTGAAAGGTTTCTTGAAGGAAATTTTGTGCACCATAAACATTTTTTACTTGGTTTGTCGTAAAAATACAACACAATATCAAAATACTTTTGCTTGCAACTTTGACAAGTAAAAATCTTTATTGGAAAATCTTTTTCTACTTTACTATCTTTTTCCTGTTTCTTTTTGACAACTTTCTTTGCAGGAGTTTTTGTAGCAATTTTTTTAGTTGTCGTTTTCATAACAAGATTTTTTGTGCTTTTGTTGTCTTTTAAACAATAGTTTACTTTTGACAACTTTTGGTTTGAAAGGTAAATCGTTATCAAACAGAACACGGTGTGCCCTAATTTTGATTGGTGTTGCAAAGGCGATGACTTCTCGTTTCATGATAGTAAAAATACAATCAACGTTTATTGAAAAAGCAGTATAACAGAGTTCGGATTAATTGTCAATAAAAGGTTAAGTACTTTTCACCGTAAGATGAGTTTGGTGTTCCTGTAAAGTATCTGTAAGTTCCCCAAATAGCACCCCAAACTATTCCCAAAACTAATCCATAGTCAAACCAAAAACCAATAAATCCTGCTAATAAAAATCCTTTGAAAAATCCGGCGGTAAAGGCATCAAAAGTTTTTTCTGTGTATGCTAGAAATTCCTCGTTGTCTGTTTTTTCACGAACCCGTGTGCCACAAGAATGACAGTACATACCTGTTCTAGCATTCCACTTCCATAATTTAATCCAGCAGCGAGGACAACTGTATGTGTTTTTTATGACATAGGGATCTGAATCATCCATTATAATAAATTTATCTTTTGGCTTGTGTGTAGTGTGTTCCTTTAGGACCTTTGCTTACAAAGGTTCTTCCATATAATTCAGCTTGGTATTCATCACTTCTTGCATTATACTTTAACGTAAGTTTAATAGTTTTTTCTAAACTTACGCTAAGTATAACTTCCGGTTTGAATTCCAAAACTTCAGCCATAACAGTTTCATTATTATCTACACAAGTAACCTTTGCTTTATCCTCATACCGGATCATGATAAATCGACCTTCTCCCCGATTCTTGTAAACATTTTTTCAATTTTTAAATCTTTGTGCCATGATTTACAATAATGATTATCTTTGTCGAATAATTCAAGAGCCTCATCCATAGACACAACGCGGTGAGAGGTGATAACTTCATCTAAGTGTTCTTGGCTAAACTCTTTTGCTTCTTTGCAAACTACTGTATCAAGTGCATATTCGCTTTTACCTTTAGGCACTTCAACCATATATCTCATGCGAAACATGCTAATTGCCTCTACAAGAACCCATTCTGAATCTTCAGTTTTTTTAGTAAGAGAGAACGATCCATTACCATTATCTTTCCAATCAATTGTATCACCTTCTTTCCAACCTAATTCTTCAAGCATCTCGGGAGGCAAAGGTATGATGGCATCACCGTTTTCATCTTCTTCAACTGTTGCTGTATAAGTTTTGTTCATAATAATATTCTCACTAGTCCAATTGTGTCTATTGCTGTTAGCAGTATGTAATTAGCCAACATGCCAAACGATTTCCTAGAATAAGCAGCCCAAGAGTACATGATGCAACCGCTAATCCAAGCAGGGTAAAGTAAAAGCAAAGGCGGGTCTGGTACAGTAAGTGCCATAGTGAGTGAACAAAAAATACTAACTGCCCAACCACATACCTCAACAAAGAATCTGATTCTATTTGTGTTGTAGTCATTTTTTATCCACTCAAATATGCCACCTAATATATCATTCATACTCTTTGAGTTTTTGTTTCCAATCAAACCCTATATAGTACTGCATCATTTTTTTCATAGCCTTCAAATATTTTTTGTTATCGTTAAGGTCTTCCTTTTGATAATCTTTTAAATCTGGAGATTCTTTTAATCGTCTAATGTCACTTTTTAGGTTAATATAATCTTGTATTAAGATACTCCTAAAAATTTCATCTACCGCTTCTGTACTAATTTCAATTTTCATTTTAACTCCTCACCATTTATTTTTTTAATTTTCTGCATTGTTCAACTACAAATGGAGGATAGTGAATTTCTGCATTTAACACCTGTGTACAATTAAAAGTAATTGTTACGGTATCATCGTCATCGAACTCGTCATGACTTAAAACTCCGTAGACAAACGTTACCAAAAATACAAATGCCGCAATTGCAACAATTGGCATGATTACATTTCCTGCTCTATCCGTGTTCATAATTTTACAGCTTCCCCGAAAATAAAACCAACATATTTTTTGTTATAAAGTATAACACTTGCATTGTATACTAAGTGTAATTATTTTGTAAATAAAAAGGGTAAACTAGCCAAATATTTTGTAAATTATTCAATTCAATGCAGACCATCGAACGTAGGCAATTATACCCATAGATACAAGAACTCCTACTGCCACACCAAAAAAGAAAGTAGTCC